TTATTCCTAGAGTTGTCCAAGGACGATGATGGACATATTGTCTCTACCATCGGACAAGCGGACTTAATTCCGGCCGTTACGCGCCTGACCAGCGCCCAAGGGGATGACTATCCCCACAGAACGAAGACTGGCACAATCACGCCAGTCGGAGACGACAAACTAGTCAGCCCTGCAGCAGCTAAATCTGCAGACCCCTCGGACTCAAAACAAACTGATCCTACCACGGAGGAAGAGTCCCTCCCTTACTGGCACGTCAACCAAGAGCAATTGGTTGTTAACGACGCTAGAGTGGTAGTCGCCCCAAAACGGTTCATGCGCGCATGCATCATGGAAACCAAGGCTCGCTTTGGAACCCCAGAACGCAACGCGGCCAACAGGCTGGCTGTTCGCAAACATTTGCTGGACATTATGAATCGCCACGGAGTACGCCCAACCCATGTCCAACGCTATATTGGCATCTGCGTTGTTATGGTTTTCGCTGATAACGAGGCTGACCTCGTAGCTGAAGACCTTGAGCAGTGCGAAGCTTACCAGCTTGGATTGCGGGAATGGCGCGAAGAACGTGGATTTTGGCGCTGGGTGAGAAGAACCTGGCGGTCCGTTGTTGGTGCACCAGCACCACAGTGGGCGGCATGAGGCCGCTTGGTCCGGACACCGGGGGTGACCGCAAGGTCACAGCTCTCGCACCCCAGCCTGCAGGTGTCCTACCGACCTTCGGCAGGCAAGCAACGATTCTGCTACCAGATCACGGGTATAGCACCCGAACGCAGTCTCGGAATCTTCAATTCTGATTTGGAAACATTGGAATGCTCCCTCTTGGAGAGAGTGTTTTTTTGCAAAACCCCCTGTGGCTTTCAGCCCGCCCCCCCCGTAAACACCCAACATGTGATTAACAAACTTCGAAATTTCAAAGCTCAACTCTTGCAACGTGCGCGTCATGTCACTATCATGACTGTTGATGAGGTGGTCGCTACCTACACTGGACGAAAGTTCACAATGTACCAGCGAGCCGCTGAACAACTCAGACTGACCGGCCTTAAGCGGTCAGACGCCCACAGCAACTGTTTTGTCAAGGTGGAGAAGGGGAACACCAGCAAGGCACCGCGAGCAATTCAGCCGCGCAAACCCGCTTACAATCTAACCCTTGGGCAGTATATCAAGCCCTTGGAGCACCGAATGTATAGATGGATCGCCAAAGTTTGGGGGGATGGGCCTACAGTCATGAAAGGCTTTACAGTCAACCAAGTAGCCGTCATAGCACGCGCCAAATGGGACTCATTTAATGAACCCGTGGCGTTAGGACTCGACGCAACTAAGTTCGACATGCATGTAAGTCCTCAAGTGCTCGGGTGGGAGCACAGCATTTACCTCGCCATCTTTAACAAGGATCCGGAGTTACGCAAATTGCTCGGCTGGCAGATGAATAATGTCGGCCGTGGCTTTTGCCACAATGGTAGCCTTCGGTATAAGGTGAAAGGGAAACGCTTTAGCGGAGACATGAACACAGCATTGGGCAACTGCCTGATCATGTGTGGCATGGTCTGGGCCTACGCAAAGGAACGCGGGGTGAACTGCAAACTCATCAACAATGGAGACGACTGTGTTGTCTTCATGGAGTCTGTGGATCTAACCAAGTTCACGCAAGGCTTGGACGATTGGTTCCTCCTTATGGGGTTTCGGATGACCTCGGAGGAGCCTGTGACAGACTTTCAGAAAATGGAGTTTTGTCAAATGCGACCCATACACACAATTAATGGATGGACCATGGTACGTAATATACCTAGGAGCCTCGAAAAAGATTCCATGTGTGTGATTCCTCTCATCAACAACAATTTGGTGAGAAGATGGATGGGTGCCGTCGGAGAGGGTGGAGCACATAGCTGTGCTGGGGTCCCTGTCATGCAGAGCTTTTACATGGCATACACCCGCAACGGCTGTTCCCCCGGAAAGCTTACTTCACACCCGCTCATCCGTGAGAAGTATCAAAGCTTTGGCAGGGCTGAGGAGAAGGTGTTGCAGAGGGAAATCACTCCCACCGCACGACTTCATGTATTCATTGCATGGGGTATAACACCTGATGAGCAAGTAGCCCTCGAGTCGTATTACGATTCTTGGACCTACTTTCCAGAGCCTGGTGATATTGAGACCGTAAACCCATTTCTCAATGTCATATGCCTTCCACGGTAATTTCTGTGGGCCCGGCTGGTCTGGTGGAACTTACCAGTCATCCGCGGTCACCGACGTATCCCCTGTTGACGAGCTTGATTCGACGTGTAAAACGCATGATGAAGTTTATTCGCGGGGTGGTAACCTGCTCGAAGCAGACCTGCAATTCGCCAAAACCAACCTTCACAGCCTGCAGACCAAACGGGCAATCTATGGGTTGGGAGTCGGTATGCAAGGCCTGGCCAGAGCTGTCGGTGCACTGCCCACCAGGGCCCGAGATATTCGCACCACAAAACAATCCAACTTACGAATGTCAACCAAAACCAAACCGCTTCCACCCACTAAGGGCAAACCTGCTCTCCGTGGGCCACTACAACCAACACCCGGCCGACGAGTCAAGTCGCCAAAACCCACCACCCAACTACCAAGCCTGCAAACCTGTATGGCTCCCGTCTCAATTGGGACCTCCATCCGGAGCATCAAGCCAACCACCACGACTTCCGGTCAATCCACTACAGTGCGGGGCAGAGAATTTCTTGGACCAGTAACGGTCCAGAACCCTCTACTCTTCGAACTGGCTGGGGTATATCCCCTGCACCCGGCTTACTACACTGCATCCACCATGGGTCAATATGCCCGCATCTACCAACACTTTCGCTTTCGCAAGGCAACCATTCATTTCGTGACACAACAGCCCACCACTATAGTAGGTGACGTAGCCCTCTGTTACGCGAAGAATGCAACCGAGCCGGCAGAGAATGGAGGTTCAGCGGCATTTTACCCACGTGTGATGACACGTGGAAACGCATTGATTGGACCAGTTTGGTCTAACCATAGCATGAGAGTCGAGTGCGACGACCAGTGGAGGCTTATGGACGCTCTCACGAGCGATGCCTTCGCTAATAACGTCAACGGAGAGATTCAAATCTACAGCAACGCCCCAACCACGGCTACGCTAGGTTATCTTTTGATCGATTATGAACTCGAGGTGAAGAACACGATGCTAACACCACACACTGGATTCATGCCTGTTCCA